GTGGCGTTCGTACCAAAGCAAGCTGGTAAGGACCGTACTATATGTATGGAACCTGCCACCTTGATGTATCTGCAACAGGGTGTCCTTCGGCAACTCCAGGCCTACATGCGACGCCAGCCCATGTTGAGCAAGTACACAAATCTGAATGACCAAACGGTCAATCAGACACTGTGTGCTAGTGCTTATACAAGGCGGCTTAGCACGATAGACCTGAGTGATGCATCCGACAGTGTAAGTTGGCGGCTCATCGGTATGCTGACCAAGGGAATGCCGATCTATCGGTATCTCTTGGGCACCAAGTCAACCCATGCTTCAGTGATGGAGCGGAAGATTGAGTTGGTTAAGTTCGCACCGATGGGCAGCGCACTCTGCTTCCCTATAGAGACAATTCTGTTCGCCTCTATAGTAGAGTGTGCTTACCGACTACACTTTGGGAAGGCCAGCGAGGGGCAGTTTTCAGGCTGCTCCGCCTACGGGGATGACATAATATGTCCCGAGGAGATTTACCATCTCGTAGTTGATATTCTAACAAGCCTTGGATTCATAGTTAATGAGTCGAAGAGTTCCTCTTCAGGCCCATACTATGAGTCGTGTGGCGTGGAATATCTCTACGGTGTCAAGATCGAAACGATCAGACACCCTCGAGCGCACCTGATTAGCCACCAGGTGTGTTCCCCGGAACAGGTTGGCTTGGTTACCAACCTAGCTAACACCCTCTTATCGTTTCACAGTTATACTGCACGGCGGCTCTTCTTGAAACATCAAGAAGGTGTCCTCGTACAGGTCGGCTGGAAACGGTATCCGCTGTTAAGTCTTGTGCACTTTGGTGACACTGGCATTATACCAGTAGTGCCTCAGTACACAACCACACAATGGCACGCTCATTACCAAAGAGCGGGTCAGTGGGGACTTAACATTGTCTCTGGCAACGAGTCTTCAGCCTATGATTACGAGGAATATAATCAGAAGCTGAAAGAACGACTTGCCAGGCCTGAGCCATCTCATGTTATACATGAGCGGTTCAGTGACAAAGGTGCCATTAGCCTCTTGTTGCTCGGTCATACTGAGCTACTCGAGACTGGTGACATTGAGGATGTTGGCTCGTGTAGAGCTGGCCGCCTCACCTGTAAAGTGAAACGATTGTTTCGCTAAAACAGGCGACCAAACAACTAGAGACTTACTCCTTTCTTCGAAGGGATGAGTTTCGGGCAAGCTTGTGCTTGTCGGGGGATACGTCTCCTTACGCAGC